TGGTATTACATAACTACCAAAATCATCTGGACCTAATTGTGGTTGTTGAGTTACAACATTTCTTAAATTTTGCATAAAACCACCAGGACCTGTAGGTATATTTTTTGCTACATCAGGCGGCAATCTATTTTGCAAGCCTGCTAACGCTTCTAAATCAAAAAGGATTTCTGTATTTGGTATACCTATTGCCATATTAACCTGTTATTAACTTGTCCATCTTTGCATCTAGCTTGTCTAAACGATCTATAACCCTATCTATGCTAATTGCAAATTCTTCTTTAGTAACATAGTTTCTTGCTACTTCTTCGCGGGTCTTATTGAGTAGTATATCAACTCTTTTAAGCTCTGTCGCGTTTGTTTTTATACCATGAATAATTGGAGCAAATATTAATGTCATCATTATATTCCAAAACATCATGCCATCAAATTCCATCAATAACTCCAAATATGAGGTCTTGGTCGACCTTGTGAATCTTTAGATATATCTAAATGTATAAACCTAGCGCCACCTTTTTGGTTTACACCAATACCAGTAAAACCATAATCAGTAGCTTTAGATATAATTTCTAATGCTTGTTTACCTCTAACACCTATATCGGCTGCTAATCCTAATGCGTGTGTACCTGGCTTTGATTTATTCTTTTCTACAGGATGGTCTGCACATCTAAATCCACTTGTTATTTTAAATGGAAAACCGCAGTCAGTTCTAAGTGCTTGTAGTTTATCTATAAGCTCATGTTCTATTTTATTTTCACCACAATGCTTACAAGCAAACTCTTCTAATTTAAAGTTATCCCAACTCATTTTCCTGCAACTCCTTTAGTTTTTTCAAAAGTTCTTAATCCACCAAGTCCTAACATACCCATTAGTACAGTCATTAATGATCCCATGTCAAAGGATGGTAATACAAAAGATATTCCAAATGCTGAGAGTGAGAAGATGATAATAGGCTGCAATAAAAAGTGATAAAGCATAGCAACGCCACAAGTCCAACCCACAAACGGTCTCCATCCGCTAACAAATATAGATTTATGACCAGCTTCAATTTTATTAATTTCCACTTGAGCCATATTTGCTTTATGAAGTTCGGTTTTAAGTTCATGGTTTAGTTTTGCTTGTAAGTCCTTATCAGGAACTAGCTTATTAACTATGTCGCTTACTGGACCTATAAGTTTATCAATCATTTTTTCTTTTTGTATGACACTTTTTTACCAGCTTTTTTTGCAGCTGCTTTAGCTTTCTTCATACCAGCTTTAGTATATGAGTATGTCTTTTTTCCTACCATTGGCATAATGTTTACTCCTGTATTGTATATATCGACAGTTTTTGGCTTTTGCCTTTAACACTTATCGGTTTTAATAATTTTAACTTAAATTTACAATTTATGGCAGTAGAATAACCAATCAATATATCTTTTCCTACTTCTTTAGTTGCAGATTCTAGTCTAGCTGCTGTATTTACGCAGTCTCCAATAGCAGAATAATCAAACCTTGTATTACTACCCATGTTACCAATAACAGCTACACCAGTATTAATACCTATGCCTATATCTATGCCTAGGTCTGCTTTCTTCATGTTTTCTTTTATTTCTATAGCCGCTTCTACTGCCTTACTTCTATGATCTTCTAAATCTATGGGTGCATTAAATATAGCCATCATTGCATCACCAATGTACTTATCTACCATGCCTCCGTGTTTTTGCACAGCNTCTGATTGTATAGTCAAAGCCTTGTTCATTATCTTCGTTACTTCTTCTGGTGCTAGTTTTTCTGACAAAGATGTAAAACCTCTAACATCTGTGAATAAAAATGTAGCTTCTTTTTTCTCACCACCAAGTTTTAGTAAGTCAGGATTATCTTGTAATCGTTTTATTTGTCTAGGATCTAAATAATGCTCAAACTGTTTTTTAATTTGTTGACGCAATTTATATTGCTTTTTGTAGTTTACATAGAAGGCAACAGTAGAAGTTATGATTTGTGAGATAAAAGTCCATGAAAAATCCAACAAAATGCCTTTCTGAACGCTAAAAACTCCTGAGAAGCCTGTGGTGAAGAGCAAAATTACAGCAATACTTAGACCCTTAACCACACCGAGATAATTGATTGTGAGCCATGTCAGCGACACAAAAATTCCAAAAATCAAAATTTCGGCTGCTAATGACCAATCTGGAATCCTTGGAGAGTTTTCTATGAGTATTGACTCAGATAATGCAGCTTGAATTTTATGTGGTTCTAATAATCCAGTCGGTGTTGCAANTTGTGGCATNATTCCTGGAGCAGTTATACCAACAAATACAAATTTATTAGCAACATCTAATTCTTGTAGATTAGTTTGTGGTGTATCTACCCAACTAATCCATTTACGACCAAGACTATCGGTTTTGATTGGTGGCAATCCTCTNACAGATATTTCTTGTATACCAATGTTATTGGTTGTGATGATATAAGTTTTTGCACCTACTAAACTTTTTAACACCTCTGTACCAAAAGAACTAACATAGCCGTTTGGTGTTCTAAGTAATAAAGGTATGCGTCTAACTAGATTATCAAGATCGGTGGGTGCAGCAGATATACCTTCTTGTATATAGTTTTTTCTGAGGCTGTGAGTATTCTGTACCACACCCTTTGATAGCATACCACCAACATCAGGACCTTTGATTACCGTACCAACAGTTTTTGGGTATATTTGATTTGGGTATTCAAATGAAGCCAAAATAGATGTACCATAAGCAAGAGAGTCTGCAAAAAATTCATCACCGCCAAATCTATCTGGATGCGGAAAACTAACAACCCAACCCACACCTAACGCTCCAGCATCTATAATTTGTTTATGTATTTCTCCTAGTCTTTGTCTTGGTATTGGCCAACCGCCTTCTGCATTTATATCTTTTTCGGTTATGTTTAGAATAGTAAAGTAACCAGATGGTTGCTGTTTAGGGACAAGATAATCAAAAACTTTTAGTTTTAATATCTCTGTAGGCGTGCTTTGGAATNCTAAAGGTAATCCTAGTATTATAAGTATGGTGAATAGTAGTCGCTTCATTAATTACTTTGAGTGATTTTGATAGTGCTGCTAGAACCACCGTTTATCTTTACAATATTTGATGTTCCGTCTTGTATAAAGATAACAGTATAACTACCAGCAGAATCTATATCTACTCTAGCAGTATCGCTTACACTACGCATAAGCGTTAATGCTTCACCTGTTATAAAAGATGTTATCTGTGTTTGTAAGTCTTGACCTAATTGTGTACCAACAATATTAGTAGATGTAGCATCTTGTGCTAGTTGATCCTCTTGTTTTATTTCTTGTAGTGCGTCTATAACATCTAGCAAATCTTCTAAGAAGTTTACATCAAGATAATTTATATCTAATTCTGTAAACTCTAGTTCTTCGTCTGAATCTAAAAAATCTTCTTCTAAGTAATCTATATCTAAGTCATTGAAATCCAGTATGTTTTTCTTTTGCGTTTGTACTGTTTCTTCTATAGCAACTTCTTCTTTTGGCGGATTAACAATAAGCATATTGTCTATAAGCTCTAGGGTTAGATTTAAGATTACAGGTGAGCTAGGTGGTTTCTCAAAAACATCTACTGTTGTAGCTTCATAAGGTTTGTTTAATGTAACTGTACCCATAGCTGTAGTAACAACTATTTCACCACTAGATAAACCGTTGATATCTGGTAATAAAATTAACAAACTACGACCTATTTCATCTACAGTAACTGTAAAGTCTGTTCCTCTAATTGCTATATTGGCGGTAGGAGTTTTAAGATCTATATTGTTTTTATCTATCTTATTTAAACCGCCAGTAATAAATCTAGCTGTACCCAAGCCAAAGGTAATAGCCATTTTAGATTTACTGGGGTTAGGGTCAAAGATATATTCGTCTATGGTAAGTTGCGAATGTTCGGTTAGTTTTACTTGTGAATCATCTAAAAACCTAATAGCCATACGACCATCAGTTGTTACAGCTTCATCGTTTTGTTGGATATTAAATGCTAGCTCAGCGTTATAGGGTTTATCTCTAACAACACTAGCTTCGCCAGTTAATTCAGATATGTTTCCTACGTTAACAGCTTGTGCTTGTTCCGCCATCGTTCTGAACGACACAAATAGTACCGTTAGAACCACTAGAGTTAATTTGTAACCAATCAGTAGCAAGGGTTGAGGACTGTATGATATTGAAGGTTCTATTATTTCCTGTTTGGTCAAGATAGAAATATCCTCCTGCATATCCGCTTCCTGTAAAGTTTATTGTATTTTCATTACCGTCTATATCAACATAGTTGGTAGCGCCATCATAGTTTATATCAAAATCAAATGTGTTACCGTCACCGTTAATAATCCAATCCAAATCAAGGTTTGAGGCTAATGCTGTTGTACCAACGTCTAATGTAAAGTTATTAGAACTTCCAGTTACATCTACATTAAAATCAGAACTGTCTATTCCATAAGTATCTGTTGGATCTGCTTGTATGGTAAAGTTATTACCATCACCATCAAATTCAAAAAAACCAGTAATATTGTCTCCAAGAATATCACCTAAGAATTTATTAGTGTTACCTATTTGGTTGATGTCTAAGGTTAAATTTAAACCATCTAAATCTAATGCTGTAAGTGTTCCTGCTACAGAATCAAGACCACCAATAATGTTAGACGATCCTAATTGTTCTAAGTCAATGTTTGCTGTAGCACCACTTTGGTCAATGTATATTTCGTTATCAGCCGCGTAAAGAGGCGATACAATCATCATCGCAATCAACAGTTTTAATTTTTTCATTTATATTCCAATATCCTTTGGTTGTTCCTTCTTTAATTGTTTGTAGCACAGCAGTTTCTATTGCTGTTTGTAGTGCTATATTGATTGACTCGTTTCTGACTAAACCGTTTTCTATTTCTACTAGTTCGGTGTTGTCAGTAATAAAACGAAAAACATCTTGATCGATAGATGCACTTAATATTGTTTTAGTTACTAATACTTCTAGTAACACCCTACCTGTACTTACAGATACAGTTCGTAAAGATATGGTTACGGTGTCTTGCTTGTATTGCCTAGACATTCCAATGCCTAAGTATCTAGCACCAGCACCGCCAGACTTTACATTACTTTCGTATGATATCACGCCACCTTGCATTATCAAACCTGCGAATAATAAATCTGGTAGCTTCTGCGTATTTTTATTTTGTTGCCTAGCACTTCTTATTATTTGACGCTCTTTGGTTACGTTATCCAAACCAACACGTTCAACTACATCAAAAAAACCATCCTTGTTACTACCTGCGTGTTTTAAAGCCCTTATAAGATATGCGTCTGGTGCTTGTGTTACCGCAGATGAAAAGGTTGCATACGAACTATTACTTCGTCTTTGGCCAGTTTGATCTGTAAAACCGCCTGTATATATAGCGACAACTGGATTTTTTTTATTTGCAGATTGTATGTTTGCAAGTTCAGGCACAAGCAATGTACCTATCTCAGGTTTTTCTATCTTTTGTATGGGTGGTAGGTTGTTTTCTAACGGATCTATGATTATTGCGCAGCTAGAAAGTAAAGCTACCAATAGGAAGGGATATAGTTGTCGTATTACCATCTGAGTCTGTTATGTTTAAAGTTATGATACCGTCTACAACATTATACTCTATAGTATTACCCTCTAAACTTAAAACACCGCTATCACTTGGTGTTTCACCAAATAAATTTTCTACAAGTTGTCTTGATAGTTGTGCATAAATTCTTGACTCTAGGTTTCTTATAAATCTTGCAAGGGTGGTGTTTTCTTTATCTCTTTCTATTTCATCTTGTAAAGCTTTCAGTTCTTGTTTAATTGTCATTTTGCGATTGAACTGTTGGTTTTCTATAGTGAGATAGTGTGCAGAAGTGCCTATACCAGAGAATGATGGTGACTTAAATTTATGTACCATTTCATCTGACCACAAAGGACTAGTTAAAATTAACAAAGCAAAGAATAAACAAAATATTCCTGCGATTTTATATATTATTATGTTATCAGTCTTTTCTTTTGTCATCTCTTCTAGCCTTAGATATTTTATTAGTATCTATAAGTTGCGGTACTCCCAACATGGTCTTAATCATAGTATCTTGTCTAATGATTTCATTGTCCAAAGACCTAACTCTATCTATTAATGCTACTAAAATACCATGCTGTGTGTCTAGTTTTGTGCCGAGACGATCTTCCATGGCGCTAAGAGATGTATTGACTTTATCATCAACGGTATCAAGTTTAGTCTCCATACCATCAATAATTCTGTTGATAAGTTTCCAAACGAACATTCCTAAACCAATTGCTGCGGCTATAGGAAATCCTAGTTCAGTTATTAGAACTACGACATCATTCATTTATTACTTCTTCTTGTTTTTTAACTTTTTAAAATCAGCAGCAGTAATCTTTTTTCTTGGTTTAGCTACTGCGGCTAATTTTTTTTGTTTAGGTGAATATTTTTTATAAGGCATTACTTCTTTCCTTTCTTTGCAGTTTTAGCTGCTTTTTTAAAAGCTGAGGCTGTAGGTGCGCCCTTTGTTCCAGGCTTTCTCATTTTTTCTTTAGAACCAGCTTTGATTCTTTTTCTTTTAGCGTGTATGTTTGCGTATAGTCCTTTTGGCATAGTTCCTCCTTACCATTTTTTGCAAGACCAATATCTTGCTGTTAATTTACTTGGGGGGTTAGTGTCACATTTATGTCTTGCTCTAAATGACTTACGCCTTTTTGGTTGGTCTTTTTTAATAGTCATATTGGGATCACCAAAGCGAATAAGTTTTGTTTTATCACCTTGCTTTGCAAGTACAGCAAACTTTTTAGATTTGCCTGGTGTTCGTTTTGGTTTGTTATAACCGCTAAACCTTTCGCCTCTGTATGTAATAGCCATTATTTTTTCTTTGGTCTACCTCTTTTTTTA